TAGGCGAAAGAGGAAAGAGAGATATATCTATAACAAAGGGTATAAGAAAGAGGGTATTTTAATGGCGATTAAGAAGAAGAGAAAAACTATAAAAGAACGTAAAGAGATATTATCTAACATCAAGGAACTCGGCGCAACAGGGACGAATATATTCGGTGGATTTATTACAGAGGAATATAATTCTGACCTTCAAGGCACAGAGAGGCGGATGGATGTATATAATAAAATGCGGAATGGCGATGGCATGGTGCAGGCATTACTGTTTGCATTGGAGTTGCCGCTTAGATCTGCTAAATGGTTTGTGACTCCTCCTGATGATGCGTCGGCACAGGAGAAACAGGCTACAGAGTTTATAAAGGAAGCGTTATTCGAGAGGATGAGCATATCGTTTGATGACTTCTTGCGCCATGCGCTACTGATGAATACATTTGGATTTATACCATTTGAGAAAGTATACAAATTTGAAGATGGGAAGATATGGTGGAAGAAGCTCGCGCCGAGGCTTCCTAAGACTATCATACGTTGGTTCAGGGATGAGGGCGGAGGATTATTAGGTATAGAGCAACAGGTGTTGACTGACGATAGGGGATTTTTAACGGTAGAGATACCAGTAGAGAAATTGGTGTTGTTTACGAACCGCCAGGAAGGGTCTAATTTTGAAGGTGTGTCGATGCTTAGGGCAGCGTATAAACACTGGTTCATGAAAGATGTATTATATAAGATCGCAGCGATCGGAGCGGAGCGTAATGCTATAGGTACACCGGTAGGTAAATTACCAGAGTCTGGGGTTGTACAAGAAGATAAAACAAAACTTGAGGATATTGTAAAGAACTTTAGAATCAATGAAGAGTTTGGCGTTGTGCTGCCGGCTGGATTTGATTTAACGATACTGGATGGTAAGTTTAACGCAGAGCAGATTATGAAGCTCGTGCAGCATCATGACTCTTTGATGGCGAAGAGTGTATTGGCACAGTTCTTACAATTAGGACAAGAGAGTAGGGGCGGGGCGTTCGCGCTGTCAGCGGATCAGTCAGACTTTTTCATAATGTGTTTACAGGCTCAGGCTAATTATATCGCTGATACTATGAACCGTCATGCTATAAAGCAGCTTGTTGATTTTAACTTTACGGTTGATAGATATCCGAAGCTTGATGTGAGGTTAGGAGAGTTAGATAAACAGGCAACGATTGAGTCTATCACGAAGCTGGTAGAGAAACAGGTGATACTGCCTGATGATGGTATAGAAGAGTTTGTGCGTAAGCTTATCAATTTACCAGAGATGGACAAGAAGAAGCCGATACCACGTAAGCCGAGAGGGGAGATTAAGGCATCAGAACTCTTGAGGCGCAAAAAAACAGAGTGGGAGAGGGGTGTGAATTTTACAGAGATAAATGACGCAATGGAGACTGGCGAGGCGAGATTGATGGAAGAGACAAGCGAGGTAATGGAGTTACAGAAGAAGGACTTGGTCAATCAAGTTGATAAAGCTCTTACGTCTGGATCATCACGCGCGCTTGAGGAGATAGAGACAAGATTTCAGGGTAGGTATAACGATACTATTAATAAGAACATGAAAAGAGATTTAGAGAGAGGCGAAAGACAGGTAGAGAAAGAACATGATCTGCCAAAGACTACGACTCCGGCATCCGCTTCAAGATGGATATCTGTAAAGTCAAGGTCTCTGTCTGACTTGCATGCCGGGGGCTTAAAGACTCAGGCGCAGCTTGTGACACTAAACTCTCTTGTGGCTGGGAAGACTACAAAAGCAATTTTGTTTGATGTTAAAAATAAATTAGATGTGTGGGGCGCGACTCAGATAAATAGAACTGCAGCAGTGACGGTAAATGAGGCTTTGAATCAAGGCAGGAACATCACAGCGAGAAAGGCGAGATTTGATTTTGCGCAATATAGTGCTATACTTGACGATAGAACAAGTGAGTTATGTTCATCACTTGATGGCAAGGTAATAGAAACAAGTAATCCAGACTTCGAGAGGTTTACACCTCCATTACATAATAATTGCAGGAGTGTTTGGGTATATATAGGTAAAGAGGCAAGGCCGCCTGAGGTAACATGGAAAGGGCCGTCACAATCACTTGTAAATCGTTCAGGGAACTTGGTGGCACATGAGTAAAGAGACTTTAGGAGAGAATACATTAAGGTGGCATAGAGCGATGAATTATCTGGCGAGATGCCCAAGAGATGATGAGAGCGCGGTGTTAGATGAGATTGGATTAATAAATAGAGAGAAAGAGAGGATCATAAATGAACATAAGGCAATCTAAAGACTCCATTCGTTTTATAACAATACTCCCAGAGATAAATTTAAAAGAAGCAAAAACTTCTGAAATACAAGTAATGCCGATAGGTAGTTGGAGGCATCCATTCTTAGGTAAGTTTTCTATAACTCATAATGACTTAGAGTTATTTAAGGAGAACTTTGATAATAAAGTGAGGGGAATACAGATTGCTGTAGACCTTGAACACCAGCCAGAGCGGGGCGCTATGGGTTGGTTTAAGGAGTTAATAATAAAGGGCAATGGATTATTTGGCCTGATTGATTGGAATGAAGAAGGCGTAGAAATTCTAAAAAAGAAATTGTTTAAGTATATCAGTCCTGAATTCAGTTTTAATTATACTGACGCGGCGACTGATAAGAATTTTAAGAATGTATTGTTTGGGGCTGCATTAACAAACAGGCCATTTTTCAAGGATCAATCGCCTGTTATGTTAAGCGAAAAGGATACCATAAACCTTAAGGAGGAAGTAATGTTGGAAAAATTGATTAAGGCTTTAAAGTTGAAAGAGGATGCAACAGAGAAGGATATAATGGATACAATTGGTAAGCTTAGTTCAGCTGACTTAAAAGGAAAGCTTGATCTGTCAGAGAAGGAAGTAACGAAGCTCAAGAAAGAGCTTGAGGGTAAAGGCACAGTAGAGGCGACAGAAGTTAAGGCACTTAAGGAATCACATGAGACATTAAAGAAAGATTATGATCTGCTTAAAAAGACAATGACATTGTCTGAGGTATCAAAGATCGTTGATGCGGCTATAAAAGCAGGCAAGATCGTTCCTGCGCAGAAGGATAGTGCTATAAATTACGCATTAAAGGATAGAGAGGGCTTTGATGCTTTCATAAAGGACGCACATAAAGTTGTAGATTTTAAAGAAAAGGGTAGTGCTGGGACAGAAGGACATCCCTTAAAAGGATCAGCGGCAGAGAAGGTAGCGGAGTTGGCGAATGCATTGTTCTCAGAGCTTAAGGGCGAGGTGCAGTATACAGAGTGCATAACGAGAGTGCTGGCTGATGTAAAGAACAAGGACATAGCAGATAAGTATAAAAATGGCGAATAACTTAACCGGAGGTGAATTAAGATGACTAAAGTTAAAAATGAGTCAGGTGTACGTACGTACACAGCAGGAGTTACATTTGCAGCAAAGCAGTTTTATCTTTGTGTGTTGGATTCAACTGTGGATCAGGTAATTTTAGCAACTGCGGATAGCGACATTCCGTTTGGTGTGGTTTTAAATAAGCCGGCTTCTGGTGAACAGGCTAGTGTTAAGAGCCTTAATCACTCGGGATCACAGACCATGATAGCAACTGACGCGATTTCTATAGGTGATTATGTTGTGGCTGATCTTGTATCAGGAACACCGGGGAAAATAAGAACAATGACGGGGTTAAGTAGTGTGACAGTGTATATCGTAGGTAGGGCACTTGAAGCTGCGACAGCAGATGGGGATGAGATAGAGATAGAGTTAATAAATGCAAATCAGAGGGTGATAGCGTAACATAACAGGAGGTGGGGTAAGATGAGGACACGTTCAGATATACATCCAGTAGATCCAGTTTTGACCAATGTATCATTGAAATTTAAGAATTCAGGGTTTGTAGCTTCGCGGATATTTCCTGTAGTTCCTGTAGCTGAGGTAAGCGGGACATATTTTGTTTACGGGAAACAGAACTTTGACTTACCTTCTTTAAAGAGGACGTCGGGTTCTGGATACAACAGGTCGAGTTTTGAAATTACGAACGACACCTATGCAGCATTTCGTTACGGTCTTGAGGACGTGATAGATGATGATGATAGGTTGGCGGTAACAAGTCCATTAAATTTAGATATGGATGCAACGAACTATGTAACAGATAAAGTTCTGTTAGGATATGAGAAGAGGGTTGTAGACATTGTAACGGATAACTCAGTCATTACACAGACGACAGCTTTAACTACTACAAGTCAGTGGAATGATTACGTGAATAGCGATCCGATAGGAGACATTGATACTGGTAAGAATACTATATCAGCTGCTACGGGGCTTCCTGAGAGTGAGCTTATATTAGTATTGGGGAAAGAAGTTTTTGACCAGTTGAAACGTCATCCGCAGTTAATAGAACTCATCAAATATACACAGCGCGGTACTGTATCAGCAGAACTCATGGCTGGGATATTTGGAGTTAAGGAGGTCTTGGTTGCATCGAGTTTGTATAACTCTGCAAAGGCAGGACAGACTGCATCTCTAACTAGGCTCTGGGGCAAGAACGCATTATTGGCTTGGCCAGGTAAAGGTCTTAGTTTAAGGAGCTTGTCACTTGGTTATACGATGCAGAAGGAAGCATTTCAGACTCGTAAATATAGGCACGAGAAAGAAATTGGCGATGTTATCAGAGTTAGCCATTACACTGATGAGAAGCTTGTCAGTGCATTGTGTGGTTACCTTATAACAACAGCTGTAGCATAAATTTTAGCGCGGTAAGTTATCAGGAGCGGGTTATCTCCTTTGCCCCGCTCCTATAACTTTAAACAGGAGGTGTAGAAATGAAAAAGATTTTGGCTTTGACACTTATAATTTGTTTGGTTGTGGCTTCGTATGTCAGTGCTGCAGCTATACATGAGTATGCAAATAATCTTTTAGTCAAAGGTGAGTTGAGGGTAAATTCCACACTTAAAAGAGTTGCAGGAGATAGAAATTACTCTATGCTGATTACTGATGGAGGATTTGCTACTGCTCCAAGTGGACAGCTTACGAAGGGTGGATCACTTATAGGTACAGCAGCACAGAAAAATTACGGTTTAGGGATACTTGTCAGCCGTGACACTGGTAAAGTTGCAACTGGAGACAGTAATGACGCAGGGCTTCTCATATCAACTAAGAACTATGCTGACAACGATACTAATTTTATCTTCCGTGGTATAAATGCCACAGTATCGAATCGTCAAGATGGGCAAGTTGGGATATTAGAGAATACTATCACATCTTTAAATAGAGTCGGTAATGCGCCTACAGTAAATACACTTGCGCCTACAATTAGAGGATTACAGGTTAGTGCAGAGAATTTTGGCCTATGTACGACTGAATTTGGAGGAGTGGATGTTATAGTCAAGAATGAAGGCCTAGTGGCAACTACTGAATATGGCGTAAGGATTCGTAATGTCAATAATTCTCTAGCCACAGCGGTTGATGCAGCGATCATCATTCAGGATACTGGCGCAAACACTGGATGGACACGCGGTATAGACATGAGTGGTGCAACAATAGGGATTTCCCAGATAGAATTTTCAAATGGGGCAGAATTTTATGTCGGCGCGCAGACTACTCGTAATGCTGTAAGGACTGAAGTTGGTACACAAGGCGCAATTGGGTCAATGTATTCATCCTCAGCAGGTAAGTTATATTTAAAGGTAAATACAGCTGGTGCAGACACAGATTGGGAGCTTGTAACAACATCTGCAGCTGATTAATAATAACTTCACACAAGGAGGAAGTGATGGCTGATAAGAGAGTTTTTGCAAATTTGCAGGAAGTTTCAGTTTATGATAGTGCTGAGTTTACAATCGGCGCGCAGACTGATTATAATTTAAGCTTGCAGCAAGCAAATACATTTAGTAATGTGAGTGTCGCGAGGATGGTGGAGATAATAACTGACGCTACAATCACGTTTAAGTTCAACTCTGCGTCCAATCATTCTATAACGCTTACTGCAACACAAGAGAAATATGTTATAGATCCGCTTTTAGAAAGACTCTTGGTAACTAACATTTTCATAACAACGACAGGGAGTACAAATTTAAAGATAAAATTATTTCCTTAATAAAAGGAGAAGCTTATGTCAATAGACACAAAACCAAAAGAGAATAT